AATTTAGCAGCCGCGAGAGATCACAAAGTAAATTTCTGTGAAAACATGACAATAGAACACCTTGATCATCAAAGCAATGGAGTAGTAAAAAGCATACTATTACAGAATGCATGGCCAGTACAAGTTGGTCCTGTTCAATTGGATATGGGAGCAGCAAATCAATTAGTACAATTCCAAGTTCAAATTGCTTATACTCATTATACATCTCCGACCGCCACCGATCCCCCGGGGGTGAGCGAGGAGAGTAGCCAGACGGCTGACTCATCGAGCCAGGACACGGCATAAATTAGGGAATTTCGAGGGAGCAACTTAACATAACGACGCATGAACACGGCGTTGTGTAAAATAGAAAGAATAAATACATTATGGCACTAACTGATATATTTGGTTTTAGTTTTGGAAAGAAGAAAGAACAGGAACCCAATCTAGAATCTACTCAGATTCCAGTAACTCCTGAACCATACGACGGAACATATACATTTGAAACCGGAGGAGTCTTTGGCACATCCATTGACTTCTCCGGTTCTATTAGGGATGAAAACCAACTAATAAATCAGTATAGAGGAATGGCTCTACATCCAGAAGTTGATGCGGCAATTGAAGATATTGTAAATGAATCTATAGTTCCCGGAGAAGACAGAAAACCAATAAAACTTAATTTGGATTATGTTAATCTTCCGGACTCAATTAAAACTAAAATTTACTTTGAATACAACAACATACTAAAACTATTAGATTTTACGAATAAGTGTCATGAAATATTCCGTCGTTGGTATGTTGACAGCAAAATTTATTACTATAAAGAAATAGATAAACAAAATCCCCAAAAAGGTTTAATTTCTTTAATACCAATAGATCCAGTAAAGATCAAAAAGGTAAGAAAAGTAGAAAAAGATAAAGCAAGAGTGGCCAATGGACAAATCATTCCTTTCGTCAAAAAGATAGAGGAATATTATGTCTATGCGGACACAGACAAAGAGGCTTTATATCCAACAACACCAGCAGGATATAAGTTCACTTTAGATTCTGTTTCCTATTCCCACTCTGGTAACATCGATGCAGTAACAAAAAGAGTGGTTGGTTATCTTCAAAAAGCAATTCGTCCTCTGAATATGCTACGACAAATTGAAGATGCCGTTGTCATTTATAGAATATCCAGAGCACCAGAACGAAGAATATTCTATGTCGATGTTGGTAATTTACCAAAACAAAAGGCTGAACAATATCTCCGAGAAATAATGAATCGCTATCGTAACAAAATAACATACGATTCAGCAACTGGTCAAATTCGGGATGACAGAAATCACATGCATATGTTAGAAGATTTCTGGATGCCAAGAAGAGAGGGTGGTAGAGGAACTGAAATAACCACCCTAGATGGTGGACAAAACCTTGGAGAGATGGAAGATGTTCTATATCTCCAGAAGAAATTATACAGAGCATTAAATGTTCCAATTTCCAGATTAGAATCTGAAACCGGATTCAATATGGGTCGTTCTGCTGAAATTACAAGAGATGAAATTAAATTCTATAAATTCATTGAACGACTGAGACTTCGATTCTCTAGCCTATTAACTGATCTTCTAAAGTCACAATTGATTCTTAAAGGAATCATGACAGAAGATGAGTGGAATAAAATTCAACAAGATATTGCATATAAGTTCAATAAAGATTCTTACTTTAATGAATTAAAAGAGAATGATATTCTTCGTGACCGCATGGATATGCTAAATACTTTGTCGGCTTTTGTTGGAAGATACTATTCTGATGAGTTTATTCGAAAGAATATCTTAAAGCAAACCGACGAAGAAATTATTGAAATTAATGGTCAAATTGCTAAAGAACAACAAGAAGCATTGATTAAGAGCGTAGAACAACAACAACAAATGTTAGCACTTGGGTTAGAACCACAACCAGAAGAAGGCGAACAGCAACAATGACACTAAGACGGGAGTTTCAGGCACTACTAGCAGAAGATAAAGATTCTTTCAAAAAAGAATTAAATTCTCTAATTGCAACTAAACTCACCGAAACTGTCGCCAAAAAATACATGGAACAGTGCTCAAAGTTGTTCGAAAGTATAAAAGTAAAACCAAAAAACATACAAAAAATCGATATTCAACTTGAAAGTACTCAGGTTGAATATATGCCAATTCAAGAAGTTAATAATGCGATAAACACCAATAGAACAAATTGGATTACCGCGAAAGATGGTTCCCAACTGGAATTAACCCCCACTATGGCTAAGTATTTGGCAGAACTTTACAAAACTCTAAATACTTCACATAAGGACAAATTAATAAACCTAATTCTTGAATCTGATCATAGTTTCAAGAAAGCAGTAAAAACTGCGGAAAAATTATACCGGAGATAAAAATGGACACCAACGATCTAATCAAAAATGTAATTCAAGAAAATGTTGTAGAAACCAAAAAAATTGCACACGAACTATTAATGCAAAAGTTGTCTGAACGACTTCAGCAAAAGTTCGATGAATATGCACCAAACACATTCCTTGACGAAGAATCGGTTGAAGAATCAGATGAAGACTCAACCGAAGAGTTAGATGAAAATCTTTATAGAAATGAATTGGCTTCTTTACTTGAGAAGAAGAAGCACAAGAAAGAGGAAGAAGAGGAAGAAGAGGAAGAGGGAGAAGAAGAGGAAGAAATGGGCGAAGACGGTCTTGTCTATGAATACGGAGAAGACGAAGAAGAGGAAGAAATGGGCGAGGACGGGCTCGTCTATGAAGACGAAGGTTGTGAAAATTGCGATGAAAACGAAGCAGAAGAAATGAATAAAAAGGCATTTGGTATGTCTGGTATTAGTGAAGAATTAAAGGGAAAGCAGGACGAACTTGATGTTGCAGAACCAAAAGGAATACTAACTGCTGCTGATTTTATAAAGTTAAGAAATAAGAAAAAATAAAATGAAACTTATTACAGAAACCATTGAAGAAATTAATTATCTCGTAGAAGGAACTGACGATAAAAAGTCTCTCTTTATTGAGGGAGTCTTTATGGTTTCTGATGAGGTAAACCGTAATGGAAGAGTATATCCATACGAAACACTGAATAAAGAAGTGGGAAGATATATCACCGAGTTTGTAGATTGCAATCGTGCATTTGGTGAACTAGGACACCCAACAGGTCCAACAATCAATTTGGATCGCGTTAGTCACCGAATAATCATGTTAGAATTCCGTAAAAATAAGGTTTACGGAAAGGCAAAAATAATGGAAAGCACTCCAATGGGTAAAATTGCAGGAGAACTCATTCGTGAGGGAGCCAAATTAGGAGTTAGTTCCAGAGCAATGGGATCACTTGTTGAGCAAAATGGAAAAAAGATTGTTCAGGGTGATTTAATGCTTTCTGCGGTGGATATAGTAGCAGACCCATCTGCTCCCGGTGCATTCGTTAACGGAATCATGGAAGGAAAAGAATGGGTTTGGAATAATGGATCTTGGTTAGAAAAAGATTTAGTAGAAGCAAAGAAACAATTGTCCAAAGGTTCTACAAAGAAAATAGAAAAAAAAGCATTAACTTTGTTTGAACAATTCTTGAGAAAATTATAATGCTTTCTTTCAAAACATACCTAAAACTCATAAACGAGCAAGAGGATGATATGTCTGGATGGACAACCCACACGGGCCCAGACGGCAGAACTATAAAATTGCCTCCCGGAACAAGAGTGATGGGCGGAGGTAAATTTTCAAACAGCGGGGTGATTCAAAGTTTTGATCAGATACACCAAGCACAAAATAAACAATCTTCTTCAACTCCTTCACCACAACCAACTACTACTACTGGTAGTCCTGAAGAGCCAGATTTAACTACTGACGCAGATTTAAGCACCGTAGATACATATGACCGCGATTTTGAAACACCGGCAGCAGAAAGAGAGAAAAGAAAAGAACAAAAACTAGCCGCATTACGCGCTGGTAGCGGAGAACGCTTAGTTAAAAAAATACCCGGTGCTATAGGTGCGGCGAGAAGAGCCTACTACGGAGGAAATAACCCAGAAGCGGCAATTTTGCCAGTGGTTCAAGGTATTCAAAGTATAGGAAGACATAGTTCTAATGTGACTGGCGGAAGAACAGTTGCAGATTTGGCTGCAACTGGTGCAAGATCTGTTGGATCAATGATTAACAGATTGAATCCATGGTCATCAAGACCACAAAGCGGACAACCAAAAATATCTAAACTTACTCCTAGAGATCTTACAGTGCAAAATCTGTTGTATCAGACAAATCAATCTACAGTAGCAGCATCCACAGAGCAGCAACCACCTGCACA